GTGTTGAATTTAGAACATTTTTTTATGAAATATAAGTTTACTACTCCAAAATTAACTGGCAAACCCGATGCGTATGTATTGCATATTTCGGTGGATGGAACTCAACACAAAAAGAGAATTTCAAAAAAGTTCACCCATAAGCAACAAAAAGAATATGCTGAAAAACTAGGTGCGAAATGGATTGAATTATTGAGTAAGGATATAAATCCATTTGACATTGAGGATAAGAAAAAGCACTTTAAAATCACTGAAAAGATAACTTTCAAAGAAGCATATAAAATGTTTCAGGGTGATTTTATCGGTAGTCCTAACACGCTTAATGCTTATAAATATAAGTTGCAAGATATAGACAATTTGTATGGTGCTATTCATTTGGAGAATATCAAATCAGATGACATTGAGAATCTTTTAAAGGGAAAAATAAAAGATGGTAGTTACGCACAAAGTACAGTTAATCAAGCAAAAAAATCTTATACTGTTTTCTTTAATTATTGCCTTAAGAAGGGGCTAATTGATAAATCACCTATTGTTGAAGTGGCAAAACTGAAAAGTGATAAAGATGTAGATGAACGATTAAACCCAATTAATGATACAGATTTCACAATCATAATGAAGAAGGTGAAGGAATTGGAAAATCCCAACTTATATTACTTCGTTAACTTCATTTATCACGGATGTATTCGCCCGAATGAACTAAGGAATCTTAAAGTTAAGGACATTGATTTTACACATAAAAGAGTCAAAATAAGGGCATCAGTGGCAAAGTCAAATAAGTTGGATTATGTGCCAATATACCCTGCTTTAATAGATATCATTAACCAAATGAATTTAAAGGAAGCAGAAGATGAAGATTATGTTTTTTCAATAGATTCTAAATCGTTAAAGAAAACCGTCTACGGTAAACGTCAGCATAGGAAAGACTTTTTTGCGGATTGGTTTAGAGCTGTATTAAAAGAACTAAAATTACATGAAAATACAGGCTATTCCATCTATTGTGTTAAGCATACAAGCAATATCCATAAGGTAAATGATTCTTGGAAGCCATCGGAATTGCAGAAGCTTAACCGACATTCTTCAATTGACCAGACTTTAGCGTATTTAGCTAAGATTAGAAAGGTCACGGAGATAGATAATAAAACTAGTAGAACAATATAAGGAGCTTTTAAAGCTCCTTTTTTGTGCCATCCTGCAACAAACTTTGATTTTCCCGTATAATTCATGCAACAACCACAAAAAGTTTGGTAGAATATATAAAATAAATAATACAACATTATGAATTACACAACCCTCAGTCCCGACGTAAGGGGCTATTTAAAAAGAATCGTTGAAGACGGTAATATAGACTGGGATAAAGACGGATTCTATCGAGTTACAACAAAAGGTGAACAAGCGTTAACCCTTCATCGGGTAGATTCAGAAGGCAATAGAGAATTCTCTCAATTGTACTTAGATTCAAACGTTCGTGACTATAAACCTTTTTTCATCTTTGGGAGTTTTGAATATTACTGGTTTATCGAAGAGATTCGAGACTAGTAAATTTTAAGGGGCTAAATTAGCCCCTTATTTTATCTATAGGTGCTTTTAAAAATCTATAATTATTATTAATTTGATGGTCAAATATATTAACCCTTAAATTTTATTAAAATGGCTGATTACAAGTATACTTGTGTTTTTTGCGGATATGGCTCAAATATCAAATTCCGATTTCAGATGCGTAAATGTCCAAAAAAACCGTTGTTGCTAAAGTTGATTAGCCCTAATTGTTTCACTTTTTAGATTTTTGTTATTATGGGAAGTATTGGAGGTTATGAATACTCGGATGAGCGTTACAATGAGGAAACCGAGGAAATGGAATATTTCATTGATGACTTCGATGATTGGTATTCAGAAGAACGTTTAAAAGAGGAAGATTATTGGGTAAATGATTACCCTAATGAAATTGATGACGAACGGATAGATGAAGATGATGACGATTATGATGATGACGAAGATTAGAATAAAGGGGCTTTAAAGCCCCTTGTTTCTTATTTGCTATGCGGTTACACTGTTCCAATTTGCAATATCTCGAATGTTACCAATACCTTTAAATTCGTATTCAAAGATAAAAGTTACTCCGTTAGCACCTATATTTATTATATAGGTATTAGATATGTTAGCAACATTTTTGATTATTTCGCTTAATGCCATTATGGCAGAAGATTCAAAAAATTGTCTTTCCATTTTATTTAGGATTAAATGATTCGGATGCATTATTAAACAAGACAGATGAAAACCGACCCGAATTAAGTTTTATCCGTCTTAAATATTTATGAAGCAGTATGGTAAGCAATTAGCTCAGTTACGAACTCCGCCAATTCAGTATACTTTTTATCAACGTATAGAGTGGTATAACCATCTGTTAGTGTTGCACAGTCTTCACTTTCAATTAAGTCAACAAAAAATAATTCCCCACTATCATGTTCATCAAATTCATGGTAGGCAACCATAAATCTTATAATTGCGAAGAAATTTCCAATTGGGTTATTACCGTCTTGGACAATCATTCTTTCTTTGATTCTGTCCGCTATATCATAATAGTAATACATACTATCTATGATTTCATTCAATTGTGCTGAATAGTCAGCATGTTCGGTATTTTGATTTTTCATTTTTTTGTTCTTAAGATTTTAAACACAGTACTCCCATTACCCATTGAACCGTTGAATTAACGCAATGAAGTTCTTAACACGCAATAATGGTGGTATTAATTAACTCTGTAAAATATTGATATTATAGGTTGGTAAAATGCGCGTATAGTGCCGACATCTATAGCAAGTCTTTACCGAGATTTGATGATACAAATATACGGAAAAAATTTTGAATACGCAAATATTTTTTAAATTCCAAATATAATGCGATATTTTTGTTATTTATACTTTTTCTAAATAATGAAAAACCCCCTATCCGAAGATAGAGGGCAAGCCATATACTAATAGATGGTGTTGAGTCAATCAAAGTTCTATGGCTAATAACTCTTTGCCAAGTTGATGTAAACCTTGCTCAATTTTTTTCCTTTGTTCAGCTCTCGGTTTTTTCAGACCTGTAGCATAATGATGCATTTGCTTTTGGTTAATGCCTGTTATCTTCTCGAATGCAACATTTGATAATATGCCTTTATAATTCTCTAAAAGCGATACCAAATCAAAATTGTAAACTAATTCATATTCCCCATCAGCATAGGGAAATTTATTATTACCTTCCAATTCTTTTGCTAATTCAATAGATTCTAAAATGTTAGTTTTACAGGCATCCAGGGTTTCACCGTATCCAACAATATTGGCAATATTGGTTGAGTGACCCCAATAGCCATCATCATTTTTTTCGATAATCACTTTAATTTTTTTCATAACTCCACATGTTTCAAAAAATTATAAGATGGGGTATTTTACAACCCCATCTGTTTTCTTAGACTCTTCTCAAGTCCTGTTGGTAACTCTTTAGCTCCATGGCTTGGAATGATGACCTGTATCCCATTTTTGGCATATATTTCATGACTTCCTTTGCCTTGTCTAACAAGCACCCAACCGTTACGCTTTGCTAAGCGTATAAATTCGCTTGTCTTCATCTTTTATAGAACTATTTGATTAACTCAACAGTACAAAGGTATATAATTATATACTTATATCAAAACAAAATGGTAGAAAAATATATACCTTTTATTGACTGTTATGATTCCTAATATTCAAACGTCTGGTCGATTATACGAATGGTTATACGGTGATTACACAGTTCACGATTATTAACTATTTTTAACAGATTTAAGCCAAATAATATTAATCTGAATACTTTGTGTTATTTGTGAATAATAATCGATTCTAGGGCTTAATTTGGCTTTAATAATCGTTACTGGGGGTATTCAAAAAGGGGGCGGGGGCGGAACTCTGTCTATTTTGATGGTTAACTAATCTCTATCTCTGTAACCTTGGACGACAGTCATTTTTTTATGTTGGAGATATTCAAATAATCTTAACCTCATTACCTATATCATATTGTTGGATAATAGATTATTTAAATCATTATTGAAGTAGATATAGTACCTATTGAAGAATAGAATATTACTGTTGAAGATATAGAATTATAATGTAATGGTACTCTTAAATATTATATTCCAATACCATTACCAACACCTCACGGTATAAATATTTCAATTGGAAATAAAGAGATATAGACTATCATTTGTAATTTTCAATACTTTGTACTGTTGGGATATGTTAATTGATTCTATAGCTTTATTTATACCTAAAATTGAAGATATACTTATTACTTACCTTCAACTGTTGAAGAATAATATTTAACTACCTTCAATATTATACATACATTAATATAAATATAGAATAACAATAGTTATGCACTTTACATATAATTCTATACCTGTATATACAATTTTAGTATCTTATTCTTTTAGTATTTTATCTTATTATTCTTTTATATTCTTATACTCTTATTCTTTTATATATGTGTATAACATCTGTATAACTTTTTTATAATATAAATATATTATTACCGTATAATCTATTGTATAATGTGTATAACAATAGTTATTATATGTATAATTTGGTATATAATCTATTCTTCAATTTTATTTTAAAAAAAGTATAGAAAAAATTAGGTATAGAGCATTCTTGCATTATATTCGTTATATGTGATTCCAACATCACTAAGATTATCCAACTCATTCGAGTGTGGAACATTCCTACAAGATTTTAAATTATTTAAAAATAATCTGATTGATTTACAGTTAATTCTGTTTTATTAAAAAAATAAACTTGACTTTTTCTAATTATTAGATTATTTATTATTAAACGATACAATATTAATTGTTATTCATATTCTAAGTTGAGGGAGTTATAAACCCTCAACTATTTAAAAAGGATATGAAGGGGAGACAATTAGTATTAACAAATATGAATATGACAAATAACAATAATATAGCAGTAGAGGTGCAAGGCATCGAAACAGCAGGAAAAACGATTAATATGATGTTTCCAACGTCGTTAGTAAGGAAATTAGAAAACCTTTTCGAAGGTGATAAAACAGACTTCAATAAGGTGTTATTCACTGTTTTTTGGATAAATAAAGGAAAGTATAATAGCATCAAAAAGAGATATGAAGCTTATCAAGAAGTATCTAGCCGTTACGGCAATTGGATGGCTCTAACAGGTAAAAAAGGCACAGCATTCATTACTAAGTTAGTTGATGGCGGTATCATCAAGAAGGTAAGCGGATATACAACCGCAAAACATTATACACGTTATACACTTGTTAATCCATTCCAATATAAAGGTAAAGATGCAACAGGAAATGATTATATATTATACACATTGACAGAAGATGCAGGTGCATTTGCGAAGAAATATATAAATGATAATTATTGTGTAATAATACCATCAACCTCAACTAAGGTGAAAGAAATAGTGAGGAAAGAAAGCGTTGAGGTTGAACAGGTAGGTAAGAATTTAGAAACTAATAACATGGACTTAGAAAAAGAAATTGAAAATCTAAAAATATTGGTGGCATCTATGCAGGTGCGTATTGAAGACCAACAACAGCAAATTAATGAGTTGATTGCAAAAAATAATCAACCTTCAACAGTTGAAGAAGAAATTGAAAAACCAAGATTAGAGGATAAACCATTTTTTCATGAAGAAGGAGATATTGAAAAAGTCAACTTGAGTGAATTAACAGACTTTTTTGCCCAATATGGTAACAACAATATAGGCTAAGGAATAGGGCGTTCATTTGTATTCCGTTTTAATTATTTAATTTTTTTGTTTTCGAGGGGCTTAATTGCCCCTTTTTTTATGTCTTTTTTTTATAGCCTTTAAATAAATCCTATTCTGATATATATTAATAGAAAAATAAATTACCTGATTAATAGTTAGTATAACTTTTTTAAAAAATATTTTGATAAAAAAGTGAATTATTTTTTTGACGTGATATTTATAATAAAGAGAGAAACAAAGATGACATTAAAAGAATACGGAGACTTGACTATGATAGAAATAAAGAAAGTGTTGAGTCAACAACAATTAAACAATATCTATCTAGGCAGTACAATAAAGGCGATAAGGGATAGTAAGGAAGATGATAATGAAGAAACAATAACCAAGATACAGTATATGAAAGATATACAGGCGGTTATGGAGAGAAAAGAGAAATACGAAATATGCCACCACTTACAGGTAATGATAAAAATATTGGAAGGCAGAATAGAGAAAAATAAAGAAAATAGAAAAGTAAATAAATAATAAAAAATGGTAACAATAACAAAAAGACAAAATGAAAGAATGGGAAGCCGTGAAATAGCGGAAATGACAGGAAAAAGCCACGCACATCTTTTGCGTGACATCCGAAAAATGGAAGAATCTTGGATAAAAATTAACCAAACCAATTTTGTTTTGGTTGATTATATTGACGGTAAAGGAGAAAAAAGACCTGAATACCTGCTAACCAAAAAAGAAAGCCTTTACATCGCAACTAAGGTGAATGACGTGGCGAGAGTGAAATTGATTAACCGTTGGGAGCAATTAGAAGAACAAGCAGTAAATAATCAATTCCAAATTCCAACAACCTTGTCAGGTGCATTGCTTTTAGCAAGTCAACAAGCGGAGCAAATCGAACAACAACAATTATTAATTGAGCAGACAAATAACCAATTGCAGGCGGTAAGCACAAAGGTAAATGAGCAAGCGAACCAATTGAAAGAACAGGCACCAAAAATTGTCTTTGCTGATGCAGTAAAAGAAAGTGCAGATAGCATTTTAATCGGTCATCTTGCCACACTTATTAGTCAAGCAGGCTTTACAATTGGTCAAAATAGATTATTTCAACTTCTTAGGGATTTAGGCTATTTGGGTAGCGTTGGAGAAAAGAAAAATAAGCCTCTTCAACACGCTGTCGAAGATGGATTATTTGAGTTGAAATACAGCGAATATGTTGACAATCAAGGTAAAAGAAAAATGACAACGGTAACAAAAGTAACTCCAAAAGGACAAGAATTTTTTATCAATTTATTTAAAATATAAAAGTATGTGGGATATAATAGGATATAGTATAATAATCGGGATGGTAGTAAATATGATTACTTCCATTCCTTTATATAGCTACTTGGATAGACTGGGAAAACCATTTTCATGCTCTTTTTGCATGGCGTGGTGGTGTTGTGTGATAATAGGTTTATTCAATTTAGCACCGATGCCAATTACACAATGGCTATTAGTGACACTTTGCGCACCTTATTGCGCTACAGTGTTAGAACGCATTAAAGATGCGCTACCAATTAGAATTAAATAACAAAAGTTGAACAATAATAAAGAAGAAGAATTTGATAAAAATCTACTAAAAAGAAAAGACGAAGCAATTACCGAATTATACCTAACAGGACGATACAAAGGTACTTATATGGGTAGAGAGTCATCAAGCGGACATAATCCTATCGTACATTACATAGCAGGATGGCTAAAGAGCAAAGGATGGAGCGATGAAAAAATAAGTAGGGAAATGGGGGATTTTTATAACGAATTATTCAAAGAAGTGTATTTAATTAAGCTCGAAAAATGGCCTGAATTATTGGAAAACCCCAAAAAATTAACAGCAACAATTTGCTTGATGGCGCAAAGGCATTTATTTCGAGATGTGAACGAAAAATACCCAAGCGCAAAAAGCTATTACGAAAAAAATAAAAGATTCAGTCTTGAGTATAACCAAGACATGAAAAGGGTAAACCACTCAGAGCTTTTTGAAAATGACGATGAATATATCATAGAAGATGACCAGGCAACAGGCTTTGAAAAAAAACATGAATTAAATGTTGATGACTTTATAGAGCTGATGACAGCAGAGCAAAGGCAATTATTCTACAACTACATCAACAAAAAAGGTACAGGGAAAAAAGGACGCTTCAATAACGCAGATAGAGAAAAGTATAATGAGATACTGGAACAGGTCACAAAAGACTGCAAAGAGATATTAAAAAAAATAAATAACTAATTATGACAGAACAAGAAGTATTAAAAGAGATAAAAAAAATAGAAGAGGTTTTAAAAATCTTTGAAAAAGGTGGTGACCTTATTATCAATATTGCCACTCAACAGCAATTGAATGTGATATTGGGGAAACTTAAAGAAGCGTATCCCACGGTAAAATATCCATTGAAAATTGACAGTTGTGCAGGTTGCATTCGAAACTTTTTGGGTGATTTGCTTCCAGTTTTTGCACGATTATCAAAGCAAGAAAAAACAGAAGTAAACGAGGTAAATCCTTTCGATGTTGTTGATAAAGATGTTGTTGAAGAAGCGATTAAAAAAATAGAAAATACAAAAAAAACAACTAGTAGAAGAAAGGGTAAAAAGTAAATAAAGTATTTTCATTTTATTATATATGTTTTATTTAAAGGATAGTAATTAAGCTATCCTTTTTTTATGTCCATACTTTTTTAAATGCAATATAGTTGCGTGCCAATATTTATTTCTGAAAGGATGCCTGAAAACAACAGGCAAATACAGGGAAATGGCAGAAAAGCAACCACAAAAAAAGAATTCAACAAGTATTAAAAAGGGCGTAAGTGGCAATCCTAAAGGCAGACCAAAGGGAACACCAAACAAAGTTACAGCACGAACAAAAGCAACAATTGAAATGGTAATGGATAACCTAGCGGAAACCATTATCGAAGATTTAGCAACGGTAAATGCTAGCAGGCGACTGCAAGTCTATATAGACCTCATGAACTATATCAAGCCTAAGTTATCCGCTAATAAGAACGATAATACAACGGATGTAAAAGGTGATGTTAAGATTAATATAAACTTTGGAGACCTTTTAAATACCTCTACTGACGAGGGTAGCAACAGTGAATAATGAATATAATATCAAGCTACCAACACCACACAATAAGCAGAAAGAAATATTAAATGCTTACTTCAATTCAGGCGTTAAAAACATTACTGTTAATGCAGGCCGTAGAGGTGGTAAATCGACTATAATGTCTATCATAGGGATTGTTGAAGCCTGCAACGGTAAGCAAATAGCCTATATTTGTCCACAGTATTCACAAGCCAAATTCTTTTTCAATGAAATATTAAAGCTATTGCCAATTAATGTAGCCGAAAGCAATAAATCAGATTTAGAAATAAGCTTTATTACAGGCGGACAAATCAAATTTTATTCAGGTAACGGTGATAGTCTGGACGGTACAATACGGGGGAGAAATTACGATTTGGTAATTATTGACGAAAGTGCCTTTATAGCGAATTTACAGGAAAAGCTTGATGGTGCAATAGGTGCAACATTGACTGATAGAGACGGCCGTATGTTGCTGATTTCCACTCCTTTAGGAAAAAATTACTGGTTTGAAATCTGTCAAAAAAATGATGGAGTTTTATGGTCACATTTTCGTTACACTACATACGATAACCCCTATATCAAGAAAGAAGTAATAGATAGATTTCGACAACAATTATCGAAAGCCCAATTTGCACAAGAATATTTAGCTATAGCAGGAGAGAACGCAAGTGCAATTGTTGATAGCGATGTAATTGAAAGAAATACAATAACAGTATTATCAAAAAATCAAACAGTTGTGTATGGAATTGATATTGCAACAAGCCCCAACGGTGACTACACTAGTATAACAGGCTTAGATTCTAACGGACACATGACCGAGCACCAACATTATAGAGGGTTCGACCCGAATCTTTTAGAGGGCATAATTAGGAATTTACCAGCGAATATTATAAAAGCAATTGATAAGACAGGCATAGGGGATGGATTATTTTATCGCCTTCAAATGGTAGCGCAAAATGTAATAGGTGTGCATTTCGATACAAGTACAAAGCTAAATTTAATTACGGAATTACGTGTTGCATTGAATACAGATAAGTTAAAATTTAACGAATTAACAGCTAAGGAGTTATCAACGTATATAGCAACCTTAAATCCAAAGACACATAATATTAGTTTCAACAGTATTTCGGGCTGTTTTGATGATACCGTTATAAGTTTAAGTTTAGCCAATTTCTATTTAGAAGAAGGTAAAGCAATGCATAATTCTAACGGAAATCCACTATCGAAATACGGTTGGTAAAGCCAATATTTATCCAAAAAAAAGTAATGGTAAAGAAAGAAGAATTAATTGATAAACTCCCCCTTAAATGGGCTGATATAAGCCTTAAACAATATATCCAATTCAGGTCTTTGATTGAAACGCTAGGTGGTACCGATGATTTTGAAAAGGTATACCGCAATATGTTAGATGCATATTTCTATGTGTTTACAGGTGTACAGCTTTATGACGTGGAGGGATTCAAACAGGTGGATTATTTCAAGGTTGCTGAAAGATTTAATGCATTTGAGAATGACGAATCAAACCAAACAGCAGATATTGATGAAAGCCTAGTTAAGGGATTTGATGAAATAATCTTTGAAGACCTGCTGAAATACATGAACCTACAGGAGCAAAATAATATATCCAATTGGCCTGAAATGATAAACATATTATTAAAAGAACCGATTGAAAACATAGAGAACCAAATGAACATGGCACAAGCCAATAGGTTTTTTTTTGCACTAGAGAATCAGTTGACCAATTATTTAAAAGCTTTGGAAATCTCTTTAATGACGAGCCTGAAACGATAGAAGGCCAAGGAGCGATAGAAGCAAATCAAATGTATTTGAAGAAGGAATTTTATAAAAGGTGGGGTTTTTTTGAGTTATTACATAACGTATCCGAATACCTTTTTATAACGATGTTGGAAGGCATGAAAATGTTTGCAGTTGATGTATTTGTTTATAGCTCATTATTGAAGGATAAGGTAAACATACTAAAGAAATAACTATGGCAAAAGGAATAAAGCAAGCCAGTAAAAAGGCACAATTCAACAACTTAATAGATAACCTTGTTGCAACCGTCGGTGAAGATAAAGGGGCGTTTTCCTTTAATATGACGGTATTGGAACAGATAGTGGCAGAATTCATTGAAAGAGTTAAGAATGATATTAATGGTATTAATGATTTTTTGGTTACAGGCTCCATTGAAGAGCTTTCAATCTTGGTTAATAATATGAATGAGATTCAAGTGCTTGGTTTGCAACATATTATATATCAGGACGCTGGCGTTAACGGAACTCAAAAGAACAATGGAAGTCCATTTTCTTATTCACAATATAAACCCCCTGTTTCGGTATTTATTGATTGGGTTAAGAATCGACAGTTGATTACCTCTAACAACTCGAAGTTTTTTAAAGATAGTGCATTCGATGACATGACGACAGATGAGAAGATAACCCAATTAGCCTATGCGATTAGGGCAAAAATATATAAAGAAGGTTTTCAATCTAAAGGTAGATTTTGGCGTGATAATGTTGATTGGTTAAAAAATGAATTAAATACACGGATTCGACAAGGGCTAGCAAATGACATCCGCTTCCATATCTTCAACAAGTATGGGGATAACCTACAAAGAAAATTATAAATAAATGGCAATAATAAAAATAAAAAAACCACATCAAATAGCCCCCAACGGCAATCTAAATACTTGGATGTTCACAAGCGACAATCCAAATTTAATCTATTGTGTGCTGACGATGACAAAGGCACAAAGCACCGATATTATAGCGAAGAAAAAAGTGTTTCAAAAACCCCTTACTAATGTGTTATCGGTCGATGTTTCTAATGTTTTAAAAAACTTAGCCGAATCAGTATTGAACAATGCTAATGAGGTAATAACCTTAAGTAATCTACCTACATACAATGTAACCATTCAGGAATATATACTTGACCCTGCAACAGGTAATATAACAGCAGGAGATACGATTAACGAATACAGTAATTACTTTTTTGAGTCGGAAGAAAATGTAATTGATTTTTTTGGATATACAAGTGATAAATATATCATACAACCGTATAGAGGACCACAAGACACAACACCGAAAGCTAAATTCCTAACCAACCAACAACAGGTAAAGAATATTACAACACAGCAAAAGGAGTTTTTAAAAATCTTTGATTTAAATAGGCATGGGCAGAAGCTTAAAGTAAGTCTTTACGATAGCGATAACGATTTGTTATTGGACGTGTCAATACCAATTCAAAGACAAGCATCTGAAAATGTAATCAATCTCAATGTATCGCCTTTGGTAATTCTCAACCATCCATTAATCAAAGACAATGATGAGGTAAATATAACACACACTTATAAAGTTGTAATATTGGATGGTTCTACCAATGAAATCAGCGAGAGCCGTATCTACACAATGACAGAATCTTGTCAATTGAGGGAGCGAAATTTTATATATAAAAATGTATTAGGTGGATGGGATTCGATTATTGTCAACAATTCTATTGAGACACTAACAACTGCAAAGACTTATATCAATCGACCAATATCAAGAAATAACACGTATAGCCAAGACGGTAAATTCTTTGGTAATAAGGACGTAATAAGTAATAATAACACATACAGCTATACAGCTTCAAGTGGCTATTTAGATGATTACGAAAGCAATTTAGCTAAAGAGATAATAACAGCAAATAAGGTATATGTGGGTGTAGATGATTTTTTGGTAGAAGTTACCGTTGACAACAAAACATATAAGGTACTGCAACAGCATGTGAACGGATTTAAACGGAATCGGTTAGACCTACAGTATTCTGCACCCTTCTCAATCCAAAAACTAGAAACGGTTATCAATGCAAATGATATTGACCTAAATAATAACCCTGATTCAGCATTGTATTTAGCAGTTAATTCAGGTGATTTTGTTATCGATAATTGGCTTAATAGCGTAACATTAAAATACTAATTCTTTTTTTACATACAACTTTTAGCCCCTTAATTGGGGCTTTTTTGTGAATTAAAAAATAAAGAAGATTTTAAGCCATATAAGCCCCTGTAATACATTATAAGTGGTTTTGAACTATTGATATTAATGCTAAAAGTTATTGCATCCTATGGCATCTAATGAAGTCAAATATTCATTCTATAATCGATTATTTGTAGATTAAAAAATAATACCCCATCTATCTATATATTCCCATTACAGATATAGACAAAGCCAATATTTATCTGAAAGAAGTTAAAAAAAATGGCGAATAAAAAACAGTTTCCTAAAGATTTCACGAAAAAAACACAAGTAAATGCAAACGATAAAATATTGGGTGCTGATGCTGTTAGTGGTGACCCTTATTTCATTGAGGTCGGAGAGATAACAAAGAACAAAGTCGATAAAGAAAATAACAAAAGCTTAGTACTGGATAGCGAAATAACCAAGCTCCAAGGCTTACCAACAAAAACACAATTGGATGCAACTATCAATTCAGGACTTAATACCAAGGTTGATAAGGTAACAGGTAAAGGACTTTCAAGCAACGATTATACAACAACTGAAAAAGATAAAGTTGCAAAGATAAAAGTTGAAGCTACAGGTGACGGAAATAAATTCCTCAACGAAAAAGGAGAGTATAAAGAAGTTATTGTACCAAAAGCACCGGTACAAAGTGTATCAGTAAATGGTAATGATGTGGCACCCGATGTTGATGGAAATGTGGCAATTACAATCCCATCTGCACCTGTACAGTCAATTGATGTTAATGGTGAAAATGTTGCACCTGATGTTAATGGTAAAGTATCAATACAAATTCCTGATGCACCAGTTCAATCAATTAGTTTAAATAATTCGAGTGTAGAGCCTGATGTTAACGGCAATGTTAATATTGAGGTTGTTCAAAATGTGGAGCAGACAATCAACCCTGCATCAACTGACCCTGTTAGCTCTAGTGCTGTTGCATCCGCTTTCAATGAACTTGATAGTAAATACGGGACTCAATTATCATTGTCAACAGTTGGAGATGGTGATGATAAAGTATATTCTATTTCTCTATTAAATGAGAATGGAGATATATTAAGTACTACAGAGGAATTCGCAGGTGGCGGTGGTAGTGGTGAAGTAACTACAACTAAAATTGTGTTGACAAAATTGTCGCAAAACTCCACTATTAAAAAAGGTGATGAAGTCATCTTACAATACCAATATGACCACTTAGACACAACTACCAATGAAAGTACGGGTAACCCTGCAACAATCGTTGCGACAGTAACAGCAGGGGCAAATAGTGTGACAAGGGAATCCATTGTAAATGCAGGTACTATTAATTCAATTGACTGTACAGAATTATTGCAATTGGGTAATAACTTGATTAGAATCAGAGCAGAAGTAAACACGGGTGATAGAGTGCAGGTAGCTACAATTACCTATACAATTCTTGTTGTTAACTTGGTTTTGAATTCAAGCCTTGATTATGCACAGACTTTTGATAAAGGTACGCCTATTTATGTTCCATTTTCATTGCAAGGAGCAGGAAATAAGACATTAAAAACTTATGTCAACGGCTCATTATACGAAACAAGAACAATAACACAATCTACTGCAACAGGAACTGTACAAATTCCTACTGCATCATATTCACATGGTAATGTATCGGTGCAAATTGTTGCGGAATTGGATGTTGTTAGCTCTACTATCTTAAGTAATTCAATCTATTACGATTTGATTATAAGAGAAGCTAACAACAACACACCTGTAATTGCTTCAAAATATACATACGTTGATGGTCGTATCATTGAAGCAGGCCAAAGACCTATTATTGTTGCTAAGCAATTTGAAGAATTTACAATTATTTATGCTGTTTTTGACCCATTAAAGCCTACAAAATTGGTTAATGTATACATTGATGATAACATTATTGCATCCGCTAACGTTGGATTCAGTCAGCAAAAGACAGTATATAAGACATTAACAAGTGGGGAGTTTTCAGGTCGTATTGTTACAGGCTCGAAAACATATAATTTCGACATTGATATTCAATCAAGTAATGTAAATCTTCAAGAACCAACCGACAACTTAGCCTTCAAATTCACTGCATCGGGTAAAAGTAACAACGATGTCAACAAAGGAGTCTGGAATTCAACAGTGAATAACGTTACAGCCACTTTAACAGGTGTAAAATACGGTGGTGATGGTTGGATGAACAACGCTTTGCGCTTATCTGATGATGGTAGAGCAACAGTTAATTACAACGTGTTATCAGCAAGTAATTCAATCGTTAATAACTCATTCACTTACCAAGTGAAATTCAAAGTAAGTGAAGTAACGAACGATGATGCACAGGTTATTAAATGCGTTGACGGTGAAGGTACAGGTTTTATAATCACTACCAATGAAGCCAAAATGGTTACAAAAGGTAAAGCAACGGTATCGATGAAGTTAGCTAGCGGTGAAGTGTATAATGTGGCATTTGTATCTTATCCACTATCCAATAACGATTCGTCCGAACATGAGAAGCTAAATGACTCAATGTTGTATCTGTATATCAACGGTATTCTTTCAGGAGGAGTGCAAAAAGCAAATACAGATAGTATATACCAAGCAACACCAACAACATTAACTTTTGGTGCCAATGGTGCATCGTTGGATGTGTACAATACTAGGTTATACAACCGTTATCTTAACGATAGTGAAGTATTGGATTTGTCAATTGTTGATTTGGATAGTGTAACAGAAATTGTTGACAAGTATAATGCAAATGCTATTATAGACAACAACGGAGATATTACCGTTGATTCAATCGCTAAAGATATGCGTTACATTATTATCACAGGCGTTGAAGCCAATGGTGTACCAACAGTGTTGCAAGCATCGGTCAATAATAACAAAAAAACAAAGTACAATGTTACCGAGATTTTACATATAAAGAAGTCTGAGCCACAATTAAATTTCAAATTGATAGGTGGCTCTATCCAACTACAAGGTACCAGCTCGCTTGCATACCCAATTAAGAATTACAAAATCACACTAAAGAATTCACAAAAAGTTGATGGTGAATTTTACTTAGGTTGCGATGCTCAAGGAAACGGAGGGGTGTTACAGGACAAAGCATTATTCTCATTTAAAGTAAAAAGCGATAACGGCAAAGTTCCTGCACCAGTTAATCTTTGGTGTCTTAAGGCTGATTTTGCAGAGAGTTCAAGTAGCCACAATACAGGTATGGCAAGGCTTGTTCATAATACTTTAACGTCTATCGGAGAAAAAACTCCGCCACAAAAGGCAGTGCCAAATGATTATAAATACGATGTCCGTACCACAGTCGATGGTGAGCCTTGTTACCTGTTTTACCGTGCAACTGTTAACGATGTTCCTAAATTTTTGGGTAAATACAACATGAATAACGATAAGGGTACAGAAGCAGTATTTGGCTTTTTAAATATTCCAAACTATCATCTTGAAGCTGATGGTGTAACGCCAACGCAATGGATTCAGACAAAATTTGGTGGTAAAAACCCAACCGAATGTTGGGAATTCCTAAATAATGATTATCCAATGGGTTCGTATCTCGATGACGATTTCAATGCAATGGTTGATGTTGATGGTAAGCAAATACCGAATTGGACACGTGTTTTTGAAGCTCGTTTCCCTGACAATCAAGACGATTATGCAGACGGTACAAAGAAGCCTTATTATTTAGAGCGTTTTGTAAAATGGGTAAAAAATACACAAAGCAATACGACTAAATTCAAAGCTGAATTAAAAGACTATGCAGATGTAAGTTATTTATGTGATTATTATGTATTTACGGATATAATGGGAGCAGTTGACCAACGTGTAAAAAACCAAATGTTAGCTTTTTGGTATGATACGGCGAAAGATAAAATGCTTGCTTACTTTATATTTTATGATAATGACACAATACTTGGTGTGCGTAATGATGGACGGTTAAAATATGGATTTGATATCGATGAAGATTCAACCGACCCTGAATTATCAATTGGCGGTAATACTGTATATGCTTTTGCAGGTCATAATAGTGTACTTTGGAAGAATCTTAGAACAGAATTCCAAACTGAATTACAAGAAGCTTATCAACGTATCAGAACCAAAATGACCAATGATTATATTTTCACCATGTTCGATAAAGAACAATCTGACAAATATGTTGAACGTGTATATAATATTGATGCTCAATATAAATACGTAAAACCAAAAACTTTGGGTGTTGATGTTAATGTCGGTGGTGTTGTAACCAACTTGAAATATTCTTATTTGGAAGCATCTCAAGGCTCTAGAAAATCGCATAGGCATTGGTGGTTGACTAATCGTCTAAACCTTTTCGATGCTAAATACAGTACAGGTCAATTCACATTAACTGATATTGCTTGGAAAGGCTACAGTAACGCAGGTGCAACAATCAAAGCAACAGCAAACAGGGATTTCTATTTCCAAGTACGTAGGGAATCAACAATTATGACACATACCAAAGTGCTGAAAAATGTTGAATGGGCGTACAGTTATCCGCAGACAGCTAACATAGGTACTATTTTCCACCTGTATGGCGGCGTATTTATGTCAAAGCTTAATATGTCAGAATGGGGTGGCTTTACAGATTTGAATTTACCTAATTTGCCTGTATTGGAGTCACTTATATTAGGTGGTGCTAGTGGTAAAACGTATTCATTAACTGAATTGGTAATTGCGGATAAAATGCCAATGCTTAAATTCCTTGACATGCGTAATTATTCCTTGATACCTTCAATTGATTTATCAGCTTGTAATAGGCTTGAAGAGTTGAATGCTTTAGGTTGTAATACATTGACATCAATTGCATTGCCTAACGGTTCGCCTATTAGCAAATTGACATTGCCGAAGAATCTGAAAACATTGAAATTGACAAACTTCAACAAAATTTCAAATTCAAATATTTCATTCCCTGATGGCGTAAATGTGGAGACTTTGATATATGATAATTGCCCATTAATCAACTGGGAAACATTATATAATACGATGTCAACAACGGTTAAAAATCTTCGTGCCACAGGAATTAAAAAAACAGGAACAGCAGATTGGTTATTGCAATTTATGAATGTGGGTGGTGTAACTGAAAATGGAACATTAACAACTACATGCTCATTGGTTGGAACTTATCAATTAACCAAATTCGTAAGCGATTCTTTGTTTAACCAATTAGTTGAACATTTTCCTGAATTGGAAATTTCTCAACCGAATATGTCAGTTGTGAAATTCAATACCAACGTTGCTGACCCAAAAAATATCACCAATATTGATAATAATACAGGTTACAGTACAGGGACAGAATACATTGCCAATGGTCACGTCACCAAGATTTTAGATAAGCGTTTCAGATGCTTAGGTAAACAGACATCATTAGGTAATATGCTAATTACTCCACTAGATAACAATGATTCCAGACTCTTTAAAAACAAGCAGGATGCAACAGCTTATCAGACAGGGGCGCATGGTGACGTGTATGTATATGAACCACATTATTGGTATAAGGGCGTGAACGATTATAAAAACAATGCAAATTACGCTTGTTATTCTTCAAATGCTGAAAAGCCAAAAAAATACGATGGAAAGACGTTGATATTACTAAAAGAAACATTTACAACTGTTGCAGGTAGGGAAAATGCACCAATTGCTGTATCATACAGAGAAAATACTAGGCTTTATAATACTACTCAATACAGTACATTAAATGACTTTTTAAATCCTCAAAGCGGTTATTTTGTGTATGGGATGAATGTTGAAGGTTACAAACAAATTCGTTTTCCTGCTATAACAAGCGATACAATTATCAGTGCAATTGTTGCAACAGGAGCAGAGTTAACCAGCCAAGTCTTAGGTACAGGGTTAAAAATAAGTGGATTAAATGTGATGTTCACAAACGGTATGTATTATGTCATGGATATTCCAACGAATGCGAAATGGGTATTTATTACATTTACAACGACAGACACATTTGACAAAGTTGTGTTAACTGATTCTACAAGTATTTACGATGTTGAACCCGATTGGATAGAGCATAAAGAAGCATTAGTCAGTGCTTTTGATGTTAGTTATTTTATTGATGCACAGGGTGAAACTATATTAAAATCATTCCCTTCAATGAAGCAAGTTGTTAGTAATTTGACTTTTGAAACATATACTAATTATGTTGGGGATTTAGGTAGAAAATTACAGCTACCTGATTACGAAGAGATGAAAAACATAACCAATTTATTTTACGCTAAATATGGTAATCGTAATAGTCAATTGCAATGCGGATATGGTCAAAACTCCTTTACACGTAGCAGTACAGGTTCAACGATTCGATTCGGAATGAATGATTCAGCGGTTAATACAGCAAGCGGTAACTTAGAGTATTGCGTTTTTTCAGTAAAAAATAGTGATGGTACAACATCTAAGATTGTGAATAATGAAATTAATTGTATGGGTTATGAAGACCTTTATGGTGGAGTGAATGAATGGATTTCAGGCATAATCACGGCAGGTAACTATACTGTTGCAGTTGAAAATAGCGATAAAGTAACACGCTACTTGCAAGGCTACAGGGCGCAAAATGGTAACTATATGCAAGGTGTACACTTTGGCAAGTATATGGATATTTACCCATGTGGAAGTACAACAGGAGCAACCGACAGTACTCATTATTGTGATACTATCAATGTCGGTACAGGTAACACAGCAGGTAGTGTGTTCAATCGTGGTGGACAAAGTGGTCAAAGTAGAGTTGACGCAGGTATAACAGCACTTGTCGGTATATATACACCAATTCAAAATATCAGCACTGTTACTACAAGAATAATGTTTAAAGGTGGCAACATCATTATAACAGAGAATGTAACAACATTCATAAACGCAAATGAAATAGCTTAATATGAGAAAGATACAAGGAACAGAATATACGCCATTAATAGAGCAAGTAAACCCTTACCACCAATTATGGAAGGTAAGGGTAAAACTTGACCCAAATGAAGATGGTACAATTGAATATATGGAAGAGGATTTTGACCATATTCCAACTGAAAATGAAATAAAAGAATACGTTATTGCGCATTATAATGCGATGTGCAATGATGTGATTCAATCAGGACTCAAATTTAATGATGAAACCGTATGGTTATCGCTTGAAAATCAGCAGAATTATAAAATGATATATGATTATGCGATGTTGAATGATGATATTTTCCCTATTAGAATCAAATTAGGCGAGGTATTGAACCCTGTTTATCATGAATTTGAAACGGTTGAAGAGATAAAAGGATTTTATAATTCAATAATAAAGCATATAAATGATACTTTATGTGAATATTGGGTAATAAAAGATTCAATTGATTGGTCTAATTATGAAATATAATTTGTAAATTCATACTCTTTCATAAAAATTGAAGTTTTTAGCCCTTCGTATATTTCGGGATACGGGGGGGTTTTTATTATTTATTTTTTTGTATATTTAATATATAAAAAGGGAATTTAATGTTTCTCATAATTTAGTTTATTAATGGATGCCCCTTACATGTGGATGTGTAAGGGGTTTTTTGTTTGAATAATTACCTGTATATTCAATATACTTTTCAAAAATAAAGGTTAATAATAACGTTCATAGACTCCCAATCTATAGAGCGTTTTTTTAGGCACTTCCATTAAGCCAATATTTATCAATAAAAAATGGCTAAAAAGTACAATCTATATATAATGTCGGACGACAATGCCGAAATCTTTGAACTTGATATTGATACGTTCAACACTTCAACAATATTCTCCATTGAAAACCTTCAAGATATTACAAAACGAAATGATACGATAACGTATGATATTAAGTTATTGCGGACGAAATCAAACAATATTGCATTGGGAAATCTATTTGATATTTCGACATTTTCGTCACCTCAATACACACAACAATTAGGGCATAACTTTACCCCTAATCAATTTGTCAATTGCCAATTGTTCGAAGATAATACCCAACTCCTTAAAGGCAAATTGCAGATTGTTGACTTCAATGATACCGAATACAATGCTGTTATTACAGGCGAGGTTGTTAGCTTCATGGGGAATATAAAAGACCGTTATCTGCACGAATTAGATAGCTTGTCAGAAGAGGTGCAATTTAACTACACTTACATTACTCCAACATGGTCGTCTTTTTCGGGAAATTATTTATTTCCCATGATTGATTACGGAATTGACTATCGAACAGGAAATTATGACCAATACGATAACAACTACGATATTAACAATTTAAGACCTGCATTTTATTTGAAAAGCTATTTGAACGCTATTTTTAAAGGATTTAGGTTCGACCAGAGTAAGCAAATTTACACTCAAAAAAAGGAAGATAATACAATATTAAATAACAATACAATTGATACTTCCAAGATTGTACATGTAATTGATAAGGTGTTCATTCCCAATAATTTTGAAAACTTTACACGTAGCGAAGAAGGCATAATTACAAAAATACTTATGTCTACACCTGCACAGTCAGGTAATAATCTTAATTTGCAGACGATTAACGGTGTTGCAAGTGAATTTAATTCGAGTGTTGATGATTTTTGGACAGTAGGAACAAAGACAAATTTCAAATTATGGGAATCTAGTGGAGGGGGTGGAGTAACACAATTGTCAATGCCAACACTAAAACCAAACGATAAGTATATAAATTGTACTTTGAACATGCGTTTTCGTTTAGTTATGCCAGTGGGTACGGTTGGTACATGGATGGTAGGACTTGCCGATGTGGCAGGGGCAAACAAGCTAGAGCAAGGGCAATTAAAGCATTACACCAAAGTACAGAAAACAGATATAACTAGCAGTCAGGAGTTTAATATGGAATTTGATTTGCAAGTTGATAATCTGCAAGGGGAATTTGCGTTTGTATTCTTTCGGGAGGACCAGACGGCAGCCAATACAAAGAATGAAACAGGAATCGAGTTCGATAACATAGCAATTCAAGTAGGAAAAGAAAATACAACAACGGAAATAAGTGTTAATTATAATGATGGAATTGATGTATATGATTACATTCCGAAAGATATTAAAATTGTCGATTTTCTAAAGTCAGTGATGCAGATGTTCAACCTTTATTTATACCAAGATAAAGACATTCCCAACCGTTTTATATTTTCTACTTACAACGATTTTTATAAGAACATTATCACTTTAAATCCCTCAAATTCTGTTGATTGGAGTGATAAAATTGAGTGGAACAAAGCTAAATTCTCAACAAATATTAACCTTCCAAAAAGTTACTCATTCAAATTTGTAGAAGATTCAGATATGATGAATGATTACTATTCGAGTACATACAAATCGAATTACGGTGATTATATGGTGTTGAATGAAAATGGTACGGAGGATGATAATGCAGTAGAATTGATATTTGCACCAACACAAAATTTAAGTCATTCTAAAGACCTTAAAAACTTACCTATTATATACGAAAGTGATTCTTTAATGGGAGAGAAAAAGCCTTTTAAAAGTGAATTAAGGATATTGTACAATAACGGACTAAAGAGCCTATCAACATCGTATGAGATAAAAAACGGTGATACGCTAATAGGTTATAGACCCTCATATAACTATTGTAGTATGTTGTCATTTAATACATTGGATGCTTTTGAGGGGATGTTACTTTTTGATGTACCTTTCAATTTAATGACCTATGATTATACCAATATAAACAAATCCAAATCCCTTTTCAATCTATATTATACAAATAGAATAAAGGAGTTGACAGATAATAATTTGACCATTTTGGAAGTTGAAATTTTTCTAACGAAAGAAGATATTGAAGAGTTGGATTTTACTAAGCCTATTTATGTGGAAAATGAAGATGGTAACGCTTATTTCAAGTTGTTAGAAGTCAATTATAATAACAACACCTTGTTATCAAAGTGCAAATTGCAGAAAATTACAATATAACATATATTTGTTTAAACAAGTACCCTATATACTACCTACCAGTGTATGTAAATGAGGGCTATCCAATTGGGTAGCCTTTTTTTTGTTTCCCACCCTTTGCCATGTTACCAAAGCCAATATTTATCAATAAAAAATATATGGCTATTAAAGGCAATTCAAATAATAAAGAAGAGATTTTACTTGGTGTACAGGTCGATGTAGCAGAAGCGGAAAAGAAAGTCCAAGAGCTTGAAAAAAAGCTAGATGCTTTACAAGAAGTTAAATTAAAAGTGTCAGGCGATGCATTGGCTCAGGTCAATATGGAAATAGACCAAACTACTAAGGCGATTAAAGACCTGAATGAAACAATAATTAACCCATCTTCCAATATTAATGAAATACAAAATGTTGGTAAGGTCGTTGAAGATTTGAACGAAACAATTGACGATGTAAATAAAAATAAGGTAAAACCTCAAACTGATAATAAG